TCAAAAAACATCACGTATATATTTCTCGAAATTTTCTTTTGCCGTATGATTCATTTTCTCAGTAACATGACTATAAATGTTGCTTGTTATGAATTCACTTTTGTGACCTAATCGCTCCTGAATTACTTTCATAGGCACATTACTTTCAAGTAACAATGTTGCATGTGTATGTCGTAATTTATGTATGCTTAGTTCATTGCCTTTCCCTAATATTTTACCTGTTACATATTTCATTGTATTGTGGGTAGTAGAACGTGGAAGTGGGTCGCCAAATTGATTACAAAACATAAAATCATAATCAGTGTAATATAATTCGCTATTTGCTATTTTGTTTGCATTTTGAAGCGTTCTCAATTTGAATAATTCCTTTGCTAATTTGTCACTTATAAAGATGATTCTATTTTCCTTATTTTTGGTAGGACCAAATATTTTTCTTTTTTGATCATACGACTTTGTAATTGATAGTGTTTTATACTTTCTGTCATAATCATTCCAATTAAGTGCGTTTGCCTCACCGATTCGCATACCTGTTTCTATAAGTGTTCTAAATAAAAAATACTGATAAATATCCCGCTTTTTAACCAATTCTAAAAAAGGCTTAATTTTATCGCTAGGTAAATATTTAGCTTTTTCCTTTTCTTTTAAATTTTTATGATGTAATGAAATACCATCACATGGATTAAAATAAATGATTCTATCATATTTAGCACGTTCCATTGCACGTTTCATCAAATGATGTGTTTTTGAGAGCGTTGATTTACTGTAACCACGTTGAATTAACGTATTTATGAATTTTTGGTGCATCGAAGGTGTAATGTTTTTAATGTTTATGTTAGGGTCATAGATGTCTAATAATCGTTTTTTTGAATATAATTCGATATTATAGGTGCTATCGTTAATCTTATCTTTTCGCCAAGTCTCTAAGTAATAGTCGAGCCACTTTTCAAGTGTATAATTCATGTTTTCTTTATAACCATTTTTAATATTTAACTCAACTTCTAAAGCTGCTTTTTTTGCTTCCGCTTTTGTTCTAAATCCAGATTTGCTTATAACTTTTTTTGTTCCCAATGAATCTTTATATTGAACTTTATACCGCCATTTATTACCTCTTTTTTCAAATGATGCCATATTGGTTACCTCCCTAAAATGAATAAAAGGGCAGGAATTCTGCCCAATTAAATTATTTGTCTAAGTGGTCGATTGCATATTGTGCTTCTGATGGTGTAAATCGTCCTCCGTATTCCGAAATTAATTGATCATAAATTTCTCTGGTAGACATATTTAAACTTTTGGCATATGTTTTAGCACTTTCTAATGCGTTTTTATTATAGTCAGCTTTTAAATGATCTATTGCGTATTGCGCATCATCTTCAGAAAATTTGTTTCCATATTCTGATGTTAATTGATGAAATATGTCTTGTTTTGATAAATGTAAGTGTTCTGAATAAAACTCTGCTTGTTTTAAAGCTGCTTTTTGGTCACGAGTCGTACTGTCATCTGTGCTAGAACTAGAGCTTGTACTTGAACTATCAGATGTTCCTTTTGTACTCGTGTCAAACCATTCTTGATATTTACCATTTGTTTGTTCTTTTGCTTTTTCGTGATTCTCTTCATCTTTATCAGTGATACTGTCAGATTTATTGCTTTCACTACTTGAATCTAAATTCGTTATATAAGTACTAGGCATTTGATTTTGTGCTATATAAGTTATACTAGCTAGAGAAATAATCACTATGGCTACAGTAATAATTGCCCTAACTAAAGACGGCCATTTACTGAATTTCCACATTAAAAATAAGCCTAAAGGAAATAGGAATAAAAGTGATAAAACAATACACCACTCTTGTTTGTACCATGATGTTGATTCTTGTTGCATTTAAACGCCTCCTAAATAATTTCTTGATGAATACTTAATAAATCGGTTTTGAACATATTGAGAAAATGTAAATCTGAGTACTTAACTTTATAGAAGTATATTGTTAGTAAGATGTCTGTTACAGGCACTTTAAAATAAGCGCTTAACTGAGGTATGGTTTTGCAGTCATGTAAGTAGATTGCTTGTTTAATTTGATTTAAGGGGATTAATAATTCAAAATCATGACAGTGGTAGCGATATAAAGACATTGGTTCTTCAATTTCACTCGTTGATGTAGATGATGATAAATGCTTATTAATATATAAATCATTACCTATAATCAGACATTCTAATTTATCCGGCATCTCAATATATTTAATTTTTATATCATCCATCAACTCCTTGTATTGATGCATAATTTCACTCCTTTATTAAATTTTGATTTATATTTCGGTAGTTATCATCTCCAATTAACAGAAGTTTAATTATGCATAATTTGATATATAAAAAAAGAAAGACGTAGTAATACTAATTCAATGATTAGTAAAATGAGCGTCTTTCTTTATTTATCGCTATTTGAATTTGTATTTCTTTTACTTTTAATATATTCGATGAAGTTCACTATTTCTTTCATCTCTTCATCTGTGACATCATCTTTAATATGTGCTGCGATGATTTGTTCATTTTGATTTAAATGACGTTCCTCATCAGTAGGACGTTTAGGTGATACATCATAACCCAACAGCCAAGCTTCGCTGACATCTAGAACTTTAGATAAAACATAAAGTTTCTTTTGTCCAGGGCTAGTTTTACCATTTACATATTGGCTTAAATCGGTTTTGGTTATTTTAGCACCGTTATCACTTAGTAATTTAGATTTATTTATAATGTCTATTTGTTTCATTTGTTTATCTAACATTGCTTTCTTCAATCTAGAACTAAATGATTCTTTCATTTTAAGAAACCTCCAATGCAACTTATAGATAAATTATAGACAATTTTGAACAAAAGTTCAATAACTACATTCAAAAAATATGAACAAAAGTATTGCGTATTAATTTTTAATGTGATAAATTAAGTTCATAAAGTTCAAAAAAATTGAACTAAGAAGGAGGGATATTTATGCGTTTTGATTATTCAAGTTTAAATGGGAAAATAGTTGAGAAATTTGGTAGCAGATATAGCTTTGCTCATGCAATGCAATTGTCGGAAAGGAGTATATCGTTAAAACTTAATAATAAAGTTGGTTGGAAAGATAGAGAAATATTTAAAGCTGTAAACTTGTTAGAAATTAAAGAGTCAGAGATTCCAATTTATTTTTTTAACACAGAAGTTCAATAGTATTGAATTATAAAGGAGTGCACAACATGCTAAATATTCAACTGAATGAAGCAATAATTAACGAATTAGTACAAAAGAAAGTTGATGAAATCTTAAGTACCTACAAGAGGCAAGTTGCAACTGTAGATATTAAAGGTTTAGTGGAGATTACTGGTTTAAGTAAAGCAACGCTAATACAAAAGATAGTCTGTGAACCTGAAATTGTAGCAGTGACAAGACGAGTAGGCACTAGAGTGTTATACCTTTATCCGCAAGTATTAGATGCTTATCAAACGCTAATCAATCGAATTGGAGGACATTAACCACATGAGTAATAGCCAATTATTCAAAAACGAAACAGAACGAGCTGATTGTATGAAAAAAATTCTAAACGATCAATTGAAAATAAAACTAGAGAACGAGAAAGTTATACAAATTAAGGATTTAAAAAGAATTTTAAAAACACACAATCGACGACTAAGGGAGGATGCGAATGTCTAACACATATAAAAGTTACATCATAGCAGTAATGTGTATAACAATTTTAGCAATTTGTTTAATGCCATTTCTGTACTTCACGACAGCATGGGTAATTGCTGCAAGTACTGGCATTGCAATATTCATTTTCTATGATGAGTATTTTTTTAGAAAATAAAAAAACTGACTGCTAACGGCAATTAGCAATCAGAAATTAAAAAACAATTAACAAATAAAGTATATCAATATTGGGGGAAGACAACAATGAAAAATGAATTTAAAAACATGAGCAGACAAGAATTAAGAGATTTATTGGCTGAAAAGAATGGAGAATTGTTTGAATTAGTGAATGAAATCAATAAAGAAACTGAATTTGCCGTTCTACTTTTTTCAACTGTAGGGGTTAGTAATGGACATACTACATCATCGTCACATTGTGCGCTTGGGGATATTGTAGATCTTGCTGATTTATTGAATAACGAAAATGATTACCACGATATCGCTAATGTTATCGAAATGTATAAATTAAAAAAATTTTTAGGTATAGATAGTGACAACAATGAAGAATGATGCTAATGAAAAGATGTTTGTTCTATATCAACAACTATTTGATGAGTTTAAGAAAACAAATGAAAACTGCTTGTTGGAAATCGAACAGACACCAACCTCACAGATTATTATTAATTTTTTACATTATCACGATAGTTATAAAACAAATAATAAGTTGTTACAGATATTAGAAGTATATCCAGAGTCACATGAACGGATGAAGAACTATATTATATCGGTAATGCGTGGGCAGATATTAGTTAAGAAAGGTGTTTAGTTTTATGAATGAATTACAAGCACGAGAACTAGAAACATTTGAACAAGATGACCGGTTTCAAGTCACAGATTTAAATAGCGCTAACTGGGTTTTTAAAAAGTTAGACGCAATTACAACAAAAGAGAATGAAATTAATGAACTGGCAAGCAGTGAAATCGAACGTATAAATTTATGGCGCGATAAAGAAATTGAGAAATTACAAAGTAATAAGGAATACCTTCAAAGTCTTGTGATTGAGTATTTCAGAATTGAAAAAGAGAAAGATAAAAAATTTAAGTTAAATACGCCATATGGCAAAGTAACTTCTCGAAAAGGGGCAAAAGTGATACAAGTTAGTAACGAAAACAAAGTTATTGAACAGCTTGAACAACGTGGACTGAATGACTATGTAAAGTTGACAAAAAAACTTAGTCAATCAGAGATTAAGAAAGATTTCAATGTAACTGAAAATGGAACGTTGATTGATGTGAATGGCGAGATTTTAGAGGGCGTTAGAATTATTGAAAAACCAACATCTTACACAGTTAAGGTGGGAGAATAGATGGCTGGAAAAAGTATTCAAGGCGTCGATATCTTAAGGCAACTAGGTGTGAAAGATATCAGCAAACAAAATGCTAATAAGTTTTATAAATTCGCTATTTACGGAAGATTCGGGACTGGTAAAACTACTTTTTTAACCAAAGATAATAATGCTTTAGTACTAGATATAAACGAAGATGGGACAACGGTAACTGAAGATGGTGCAGTTGTACAAATCAAAAATTATGAGCATTTTAGGACAGTAATTCAATTGTTACCAAAAGTTATAGAACAGCTTAGGGAAAATGGCAAACAAATCGATGTTGTAGTAATAGAGACTATTCAGAAGTTGAGAGATATTACGATTGAGGATGTCATGAAAGGCAAGATTAAAAAACCGACATTTAATGATTGGGGCGAGTGTGCTTCGCGAATTGTAAGTATTTATAGATATATTTCTAAATTACAAGAGCAGTACCAATTTCATCTTGCTATAAGCGGGCATGAGGGCATCAATAAAGATAAAGATGATGAGGGTAGTACTATCAATCCAACAATCACGATAGAGGCACAAGACCAAATTAGAAAAGCAATTATTAGCCAATCTGACGTGTTAGCAAGAATGACAATTGAAGAGAATGAACAAGACGGCGAAAAATCTTATCAATATGTACTTAACGCAGAACCATCAGATTTATTTGAGACTAAGATAAGACATGCTAGCAATATAACAATTTCAAGTAAAAAATTCGTTAATCCTAGTATTAATGATGTAGTTCAAGCAATCAGAAATGGAAACTAGAAATTAACTAAAGGCGGTAAAAAAATTATGAAAATTAGAGGTAGAGCACAATACATTCAAGAAACTAATCAAGAGGCATTCATGAAAGGCGTGGACTTTTTAGGAGCTGGAGAATTCACAGTGAAAGTTGCAAATGTCGAGTTTAACGACAGAGAAAACAGATACTTCACAATTATTTTTGAAAACAACGAAGGTAAACAATACAAACACAACCAATTTGTCCCACCATTCCAACAAGATTTTCAAGAAAAACAATATATCGAGTTACTTAGTAGATTAGGAATTAAATTGAACTTACCTGATTTAACTTTTGACACTAATCAATTAATTAACAAAATCGGAACTATAGTGTTGAAAAATAAGTTTAACGAGGAAGAAGGTAAATACTTTGTAAGACTTTCATATGTAAAAGTTTGGAATAAGGGCGATGAAGTAGTTAATAAACCAGAACCTAAAACTGATGAGATGAAACAAAAAGAACAGCAAGCAAATGGGAGACAGACGCCAATGAGCCAGCAATCAAACCCATTCGCTAATGCACCTATTGTTATAAATGACAATGATTTACCGTTCTAATGAGGTGATTTAAATGGCTGGCTGGATAAAAATACATCGTAAAATTATAGAGCATTGGATTTGGACGGATTCTAAGAGACTAAAATGGTGGATGGATTTATTACTATTAACCAATCATTCAGATAAAAAGGTAATGTTAGGTGGGAAATTAGTTGTTTTAAAGCGTGGCTCTTTTCATACATCAGAATTAAAATTATCTGAACGATGGAACGTATCTAGAAACACAGTTAGAAATTATTTGAATGCGTTAGAAAAAGACAACATGATAACCACTAAAAAGACAAAAAACGGAACAACTATAATAGTGCATAACTACGGTATTTATCAAGATAATGATGATTATAAAAAACAAATGATTGAACAACAGTCTGAACAAGACACTGAACAACAAACTATACAACCAACTGAACAACAGAGTGAACAAATGATTGAACAACAAACTGAACAAAAGAAAGACAATAGACTGAACAAATCACTGAACAAGACTAAAGAATTAAAGAATATAAAGAATGATAAGAATGTAAAGAAGGAGAAGAAGGAGAAGAATTATAAAGCCTTCGACTTCTTCCAAGATAACGGATTTGGGTTTATCACTCAATATATTGTTGAAGACATAAATTATTATCTAGATGCTTTTTGTCAAGACTCGGATGAGATTTTAATTGCTGCTCTAAAGATAGCCAAGGACAGAAATAAAGTTAATTGGGGATACGCTAAAAGTATTTTAAATTCTTGGTTACAAATGAATCTAAGCAACTATGATCAAATTAAAGCTTATGAAGCTCAATATAAAGCCACGAAAAAAATGCAGAATAAGCAAAAAGAAAATTATAAGTCTAAAGAAAAGACGCCAAGTTGGTTAACCAATCAAAATCAAAATACAGTTGTCGAAGTTGATGAAGAATTTGAAAAAGACAGGGCTGAATTTTTTAAAAAATTGAATGCTCATTGGGGTGATTAGATGTTAAGTCTAAATAATACTTGTGGCGATACAACAACAAATCGACAATATATGCTTAGAAAAAATCAAAATTTGATTAAACAATTTTTCGACAGTAAACAATATTTATACCAAGCAGATAGAAAAGTTGCTCATGTTCATGTAGTAAATGACATATATTTTCTTCACGGTCATCACAAAACGATGTTTAAAGGCGTGAAAAAGACATTTAATAACAAATTTGAATTAGCTAGCTACATTGAAAGCAACGAATTGTATTTCGAAAAAGCAAAACAACTTAGTTTGTTTTAGAAGACAGAGGTATCAATGAAAAAATTTAATGGTCAAATCACATACACTGGCATGATTGAAGAGGCTATCGAGGCTGAAAGTTTAGAAAAAGCAGAAATTGAAGCGCATGATATTGCGAGAATGAAAGTACCATTTGATTGTGATGAATATGAAATTAATGTAGAGGAGGAATAGGAATAATGAAAACATATCCAGCATTAGCATTTGAACATAAAGACGAATCAGGCGTATACATTGGTGAATTTGATGGGTGGTGCCAAGATTTAGATGAGGCAATACTATTTGCAAATAAAGACGGAAGTAAACCGGATAAAAAGAAAGCTAAAGAAATCTTTTTGAGGGAAGAAAAAAATTTGAGTGATATCTTAAAGGAACGTTACGGAGATGATGCAATTCAAAATTACAGACCAAGTGAATGGTTTAAAACATGTAATTTAGTAGATGTTGAAATTAGTGAAGAAAAATTTAAGGAGTTGCTTAATAATGACTAATTCATTAACAATTGATGAATTAATTGGAAAAGTAGAACAATGGAGTGTTGAACGTAATATAAATCATGCAAGCCCCATAAAGCAGTTTGATAAGTTGGTCGAAGAACATGGAGAACTAGTACGAGGATTAAATAAACAAGATATGCAATTAATTAAAGATAGTATAGGTGACATGTTTGTTGTATTAATAATCATGATGCAACAAATTAAAGGCAATATTAAATTAGCGTTAAGCCTATCTGATTTCGGTGAAGGTGAGGTTAATACTTTAAATTATATTAAATCACTATTTTACTTAGGTGAAAAACTAGATGATTTTATGTCTGATAATAATAATGGAAATTTGTTTAGTGAAATTCAAACTTTGATTACAAACATTACCTATTTACTTAAAGAAACGGCATACAAAAATAGCTCCGATTTAAGAACATGTTTAGCACATGCCTATGATGAAATCAAAAACAGGAAAGGCAAAATGATTGATGGTAAATTCGTAAAAAACTCAGATTTAAAATGCTACTAAGTTTTAATGAGGTGTTGCAAAAATTAAGTCAATAGTATTTGCAAGTAACGTGCAAGTGATATAACCCCGAAATATAAGCAAAATTTAAGTAAAATGCAAGTAACGTGCAAGTGAAAGAGGTGTCGAGTAAGTGGCACAATACTTAGTCACAACATTCAAAGATTCAACAGGACGTAAACATACACACATAACAAGAGCTAAGTGCAATCAAAGATTTAATGAGGTGTCGCAAAAATGAAGTCAATAGCAACCGTAGAAGCGGAACAATATTTATATGATTCACTGATTATAGACAAAATGGGAATGTGTGGATGTCATGAGGTAGTCATTGGGCGTAAGCCTCTCACACATGGGCGTGAAATCGTGGACTTTTTAACCTATGATACTAGAAATATTTTTAGAGCATATGAAATTAAAGTATCAAAAGCAGATTTAAAGAGTTCAGCTAAATTGTCTTTTGTAGGTCATTATAATTACTTAGTTTTACCGAGAAACCTATATGAAGAAGTAAAGCACACGGATTTGAGTTCAATTCTAAAACAAGAAAATGTAGGCATTGTCATTATAGGTGAAGGCATTATACGTAAATCTGGTAGAAAAACATTAACAATGGGAGATAACGTTATGCTCATGGATAGTTTGAACTGCGCGTTAAATAGAGAGAATGTAAAGATTAGAAGAGGAAAGAGGTTATCATGAATGATTTTATTGAACTTAACATTTATGGTTTTGACAATAATTTTATTTTATACATGCAAATATATCGTTAATAAATATATCAGAATGATTGCAATTTTATTATTTACTGTTTGTTTAAGTCTCGCAATCACATTAGGATTTGGATTTAATTTTATCGAGTATATATTAACAATATTTTTAATGATTATCTTTATCGAATTAATAGAACTCGATATTTATTTAAAACGTAATTAGCCATTAGACTTTTTATTAATGCTTACATCGAGGAGATACATCATGAAAGACTTGCTAATTGAATATAGGAAAACGAGACTTTGCGTACTCAATAAAATAAAATCACTTGAAAATAAAGTAGATGAAGAGGATAAATTAAGTATTTACAAAGATATATTAAAAGACATTGATTATACAATTGAATGGTTAACATGTGGACACGAACCAGGCAATTATAACGCAATAGATAGAAGTCAATGCTACTTAGTAGATAATGATGTGATCAATAAGGCTTTTAGCGAATCAATGTATAAAAAGAATTCAGATATTGAATACAATGATATAATTAATGATGTTAATAATAAAGTTAGCTACGCACTGATGAAGTTAACACCTAAAGAACTAGAGTGTTTTATTATGGTCAAATGTGAGGGGCTTACTTATAAAGCATCTGCTTGTTTATTAAATTTGAAAATAGGTAGTGTGCAAAACTATATTAAAAGAGCTGAAATTAAAATAAAAAATGAACTTGAAACAAATTTATTTTTATAGTGATTTTTTGTCTTATGTTTGATACATATGTAGAAGATTAAATAATCTTTGTTTTGGTCTCCTCCAATTTTTATTGCCTATCTGAGCTACGACTTAGATAGGCTTATTGAATTTAATTATTAAAGCAATTAGCGTAAGGGGAGTGTATAAATAATTTAGATAAAAATATACCGACAAATTTCGGCATATGTTAAAATATATGTAGGAGGTAAATCACAATGAGCTCGTCGAAAGAAATTATTAAAAGAATTGAGCAGAATGGCTGGTACTTAGTTAGAGTGGTTGGAAGTCACCATCACTTTAAACATCCAATAATTACTGGTTTAGTAACTGTTCCACATCCTAAAAAAGATTTGCCTCGCGGAACAGAGCGTTCAATTCTTAAGCAAGCGGGACTCATATAGTCCCCTTGTTTTCTTCTAAAAATGGAGGGATATATATGAAATATCATTTTTATGCGGTTTTAGAGAAAGAAGATAAATACTATAACGTTTATTATCCAGATTTACCGGGCGCTATAACATTTGGTAATAATTTAGAAGATGCAATTCACATGGCAAAAGATGCACTTGAAGGACATTTACTTGTTTTAGAAGATTCCGGAGAGATTATTCCAAAAGCATCTGATTATAAAACACTATCTAATAAATTAGCTGAAAATGAACAGCTTCAATTGGTAACAGCAGATACACATCTTATCAGAATAAAAGAAGAAAATAAAACTGTAAATAAAATGGTTACCTTACCAAAGTACATGGTAATTTTGGGTAAAGAAAAAGGGATAAACTTTAGTCAAACTTTGCAAAGAGCTTTAAAAGATGAATTGAATATATAGTGTGAACTTACGACGTGTCATTTCTATTGATGCGTCTTTTTTATAAGGTGTGTGATAATAGTTGGTTAGAATTGGACTTTATGAAAAGTTGGATATAGTAAATAAATTAGGATTAGTAGAAGGTTGGAAACGCGATGGTTTAACAGATGAACAAATTGCTAGAAATTTAGGCGTTTCCAAACATACTTTAATTAAATGGAAAAAGAATATACCAGACTTTCTAGACGCCATAAAAAAGGGCAAAGAGGTATCAGATTATGAATTAGAGAACGCACTACATAAAAGAGCGGTTGGCTATTATTATGAAGAAGAAACCGTTACTAATAAAGGTGATGTGGTAAAAATCAAGAAATATGAACATGCTAATCCTACATCACTAATATTTGCTCTCAAGAATAGATTACCTCATAAATATAGAGATAAAGTGGAACAAGAAATCAGTCAGAAAAATATTGAAATCAATATTGGTGAATATAATGACGACGATTAAATTAAATATTAAATATCCTAATAAGGTGTTTAATAAAAATATATTCGAAATTATTAACGATTATTCACATGTTACAGAAGTACATTATGGTGGTGGATCAAGTGGTAAATCACATGGCGTTGTTCAAAAAGTAGTATTAAAAGCATTGAAAAAATGGAAATATCCACGTAAAGTACTTTGGCTTAGAAAAGTACAATCAACAATAAGTGAAAGTATATTTGAAGATGTAAAAAGCTGCTTAATTGATTTTAAAATTTGGGATTTATGTAAATGGAATAAAACTGATAACAAAGTAGTGCTTCCAAATGGCGCTATTTTTTTATTTAAAGGATTAGATAATCCAGAAAAAATTAAATCTATTAAAGCAGTTTCAGATATTGTGATGGAAGAAGCGTCTGAGTTTACTTTAGATGATTACACACAATTGACACTTCGTTTAAGAGAAAGAAAACACTTGAACAAACAAATTTTTTTAATGTTTAACCCAGTATCAAAATTAAATTGGGTTTACAAAGCATTTTTTGAAACTAGTAATCCATTAAAAGATGTATTGATTAGACAATCAAGTTATAAGGATAATAAATTTTTAGATGATATGACTAAAGATACGCTAGAACAACTTGCTAATAGAAATCCAGCCTATTACAAAATATATGCGTTAGGAGAGTTCGCTACATTAGATAAATTAGTTTTTCCAAAATATGAAAAACGAATCATTAATACTGATGAAATTAGACACTTACCATCATATTTTGGACTGGATTTTGGATATATCAACGATCCAAGTGCATTTATTCATGTGAAAGTAGATGTTGAAAATGAGAAACTCTATGTTATTTCAGAGTATGTCAAAAAAGGAATGTTGAACGATGAAATAGCTAAACTTATTAAAAGTTTAGGATTTAGTAAAGAAGTGATAATTGCTGATTCAGCTGAACAAAAAAGTATAGCTGAGATTAGAAAGCATGGTATAGGAAGAATTAAACCTGCAATCAAAGGTAAAGATAGCATTATGGCCGGAATTCAATTTATTAGTCAATTTGAAATTATAGTTGATGAACGATGTTTTAAAACTATTGAAGAATTAGATAACTATACATGGAAAAAAGATAAAAACACCGGCGAATACTATAACGAACCTGTAGATACATATAATCATTGCATAGATGCACTTCGATATTCTGTATGCAATTTAATTTTTAAAGATAAGGAAACTGAAAATAAAATAGATGATTTAACAAGGATTAGAAACATGTTCTAAGGAAGTGAACTGATGACGATTTACACCCAAGAAATTAACAACACAAAGTTCTCTAAAACAGCAAATAATGATTTTTTAATCAGTAATGTAGAACAGTTATTAAAAGAAGAAGTATTACTTAGTTTGGTAAGTAAACATAAAACTGAACAAGTACCAAGGTTAGAAATGTTAGAAGATTATTATTTGAACAGAAATACTGATATTTTAACAGATAACCGAAGAATAAATGATTATAGTGATAAAGCTGACCACAGAGCAGTACATAATTATGCTAAGTATGTCACACGCTTTATAGTCGGTTATTTAACTGGTAATCCTATAACAATTACACATAAAGACGAAAATACAAATGAAAAATTAGTTAACCTTAATAAAATCAATGATGCAGATGCTACAAATAGTGATTTAGCTTTAAATTTATCTATTTATGGTCGCGCGTATGAAATTGTTTATAGAGATACTGATGATAAAGATACATTCAAATTATTAGATAGTAAAAGTACATTTGTTGTATATGACACTTCACTAGATAAAAAGATGATAGCAGGTGTTAGATACTTTAATGTTAAAGATTTTGACAATACACCAATACAGAAAATTGAAATATATACAACAAATAAAATCTATTACATCGAAGTAAAAGGCGGTTCTTTCAATTCTATCGATGAAATACCTCATTACTATAATGATGTGCCAATCATTGAATATTTAAACGATCAATTTAAACAAGGTGACTTTGAAAATGTCATTTCTTTAATTGATTTGTATGACCAAGCACAATCAGATACTGCCAATTATATGACCGATTTAAATGATGCCATGTTAGCTATCGTAGGAAATATTGAAATAGATGGTGATGAAGCTAAGAAGTTTCGACAAGCTAATATGGTTCATGTCAAACCAAGTATCAATGTCAATGGTTCAGAAGGTAATGCAGATGTTAAGTACATTTATAAACAATATGATGTTAATGGCTCAGAAGCTTATAAAACGAGATTACAAAAAGATATTCACAAATATACGAATACGCCTGATTTAAGCGATGAGAATTTCAGTGGAGTTCAATCTGGTGAATCAATGAAATATAAATTGTTTGGTTTAGAACAAGTTAGAGCTATTAAAGAACGTTTGTTTAAAAAAGGTTTAATGAAAAGATACAAACTATTATTCAATATTCTTAATTTAACTGGTGTACATAAGTATGATTATTCCACAATCGATATTACTTTTACTCCTAATTTACCTAAGTCTTTAAATGAATCAATTGAAGCTTTTAATTCATTAAATGGTGGAGTATCTGAACAAACCAGATTGAAATTGCTACCAATTATTGATAATCCACTTGAAGAAATCAAGAAAATGGAAGATGAACAAAATAAGGTAAAAAAAATTAGTGATAATTCATCATTTAAGGTACCATTTAGCCACGAAAATGAAATGACTGATATAAATGTCAGATAATTTAAAATATTGGCTAGAACGTGCTAAAAACGTCATGGACGCTGAATCTTTAATTGATGCCCAAGCAATCATTGAAATTGAACGTATCATTCTATTGATGTATGCCGAAATTACAAAAGAATTATTAGCTTTTTATGCAAAATATGCCAAAGATACTGGACTGAGTATTCAAGAAGTTAAGAAAATGGCTGATTCATTTGATGTACTAGCATTTAGTAACAAAGCGAAACAATTTGTTGAGCGTAAAGATTTCAGTGAAGAGGCGAATCAATCGCTCAAACAATACAACTTAACGATGAAAATCTCTAGAGAAAAACTGTTAAAGCAGCAGCTAGATTTGATTGTGAAAGATTCTAGTTTAAATCTTCAAAATAAAATTGAGGATAAGCTAAGTGACGCAGTTAATAGAGAAGTAAAGAGACAAGCACATATTCTAGGTGAACATGTTCAAATTGATGACACTGAAGTGAAAGCAGTCGTTAATAGTAATTTCAAAGGTGTTAAATGGTCTACTAGATTATGGAATGATATGGAACTTGTTCAAAAGGAAGTTGAGAGGGTAACAAGTCATGTCGTTATTCGAGGTCGACATCCTAATGAATTTGTTTCTGAGTTTAAAAAGCAAACCAATTCTACTTCTTATAACGCCAGTAGATTATTAGTAACCGAATCAGCACGTGTACAAACAGAATCACAAAAGATAGCTTATCTTAAAGATTTAGGTGAAGATGGCGAATATAAATATGTTGCCAAAATAGATAGTAAAACATCTAAATTATGTCATTCACTCAATGGTAAAACATTTAAAGTTAAAGATATGGTTCCAGGTGTGAATGCGCCACCTATGCATCCTTGGTGTAGAAGTACCACAGTGCCATATGTCGGCAGTTGGCGAGACAAGTTCTTTAAAGAGCGTAAAGGTAAGTATCAAGTAGAGAACAAAGAGTCTGAAAAAGAAAAATTACAAGAAAAAGCTAAAAAAGAAATGCTTGAAATGATTGAAAGTGGTAAAATCAAAGTAGAAATTAATCCTGAAAAACAGAATAGACATTTGTTAGGTCATAAATTATATGAAGAATATAAGTTGAAAAATTTGAGAAATGGGAATTTAATACCAAGTTATACTATTCTAAAAAATGATGAATTAAATGAATTGATATTGCAAAAAGTAGGTAGTGGAAAATTAGTAATTAATAGGAAAGGTCAATGGAAAAATAAAGAAATAATTAATTTTGACAAAATTATAGGTAAAGACTATATTGATGGAAAATTTATAAATACTCAATGGGGCACAGTACATTATTCAAAATCTGGGAGCCACATTATTCCTAATGGAAAGGATGATAAAAATTGAAATTGTGGACATATATTGGTGAAAAAGTAGTGATAGATTTTATTGATGGACAACGAATCATTGGAAAAGTTACCAACTTTGATGATCGCTTCGACAATGAAAGTGGCGAAGATTCTATCCACTTAGCAGTGGGGGATTTATTATATGATATTGATGAATCTGAGATTGAAAATATAAAAATTATTTCTGCATAGCATCCTTTCTACACAGATATAGAGAAAGTGGTGCTATTTTTATATATTATTTTAACCTTCCAATGTGAAGGTTATTTTTTATTGTCCAAAACGTGCTGATGACATTTTAAAAGCAAGTATGGAATACAAAGTCGACAGACTATAAATGGAGGTATGTCTCATGGAGAAAAATGAAAGTAATATTACTGACGTAACTCAGAACGAAGAGCAACTAGACAACAGTGATGAACAATCACAACAGAATGAGAAAACATTTTCTCAAGAAGAAGTATCACAATTGATTAAAGAGCGTATAGCTAGAGAACGCAAAAAATCAGATGAACGTATTAAAGATGCAGTTCAAGAAGCTGAGAAGTTAGCTAAAATGAATCGTGATCAGAAAAATCAATATGAATTAGAAAAATTGATTAAGGAAAATGAAGAATTAAAGGCAGAAAAGGCTTTGGCACAAATGAAAAGTGAGACACGTTCAATGCTTAAAGAAGCTGGTTTAGAAAAATTTGATGATCAAATAGTCAATTTATTAGTTGATTCGGATGCTGGAGAAACGAAGAAAAATGTAGAGGCTTTTACTGGATTGTTAAATGAAATGGTTCAAGCGAACGTTGAAAGTGTACTTAGACAAAAATCGCCAGTCAATTCACAAAGAACAGGTTTGACTAAAAATGAAATCTTGGCTATCAAAGATGATAATGAGCGTCAAAAAGCTATTGCTAGTAATTTAAATTTATTTACTTAATTATAGGAGGTATTTTAAATGACATCTGAATATAATTTAACTAATGCGTCTGATTTAGGACAAGTAAAATCAATCGATTTTGCTAATAAACTTGGAAATAATATCAATAAATTATTAGAAGTATTAGGTGTAACAAACAAGATTCCAATGAATGTTGGGACAAACATTAAAATGTACAAATTTAATGTTCAAGAAGCAGGTACCAATAATATTGATGAAGGAGACGAAATCCCATTAACTAAAGTTACGCGTGAATTAGTTAATAGAATTGAACTAAGGTTTAGTAAATATCGAAAATCAACAACAGCTGAAGCTATTCAATCACATGGTTTTGATATAGCTGTAAACAAAACTGATAATGAATTATTACGTCACGTTCAAAAGGATATTAGAACTGACTTTGCACAGACATTAGGTAGTGCAGCAGGTACTGATTATGATATTAGAAAAAAAGCATTGAACGCGAAAAATTTACAAGGAGCCTTAGCAAAAGGTCGTGCGAAGTTATCTACAGTATTGGAAGAAGACTTTACGCCAATCGCATTTGTGAATCCTGATGATACTGCTGAACATGTCGCAAATGGATTAATTGTTTCTAATGGTTCATTGTTCGGAATGGGATTATTAACTAATTATGTAGGTGTAAAGGTGATTGAACTTTCAGATGTGCCTAAAGGGGAAATTTGGATGACAGTATCTGAAAACTTAAATGTTGGTTATGCTAATCCAAAAGGTGAACTAAGTCGCGCATTTAATTTTGCGGTTGATGAAACTGGTTTTGTCGGTGTTTTACATGATATTCAATCAAATCGTTTAACATCCGAAACTACATTGATGTCAGCAGTTAAATTATTCCCTGAAAATATAGATGCAGTGGTAAAAGTTAAAATTAAAGCAGAAAGTCAAACACCCAGCTAAACCCCGATTTGTTAGAATGTCACCATCTTATGATGGAGTAGACTTAGTATTTAAATAATTAGCAAAAGGGGTTTTTTAAGTGGAAGCAATATTAAAAGTATATAAAGGCAATGAAGTAGTTGGTCAATCGATTGGTTCGATTAACGATGATACAGGAACCCATTATGAAACTCTTATAAGTATTACAGGTTTAAATCATGATACAGTCTATCAAGAAGGTTCACTTCAGGCAGTGTGGGAGATTGATGGTGTAGAATCTGAAAGGACAAATGTTCCTGAATTTAGAACAGGATATATAACAGTTGAATCTTTCACTATTGATCAACATGAAATAAATTTAAAAGTGAATGATTATACGATACTTGGTCATGAAATTAGACCTTATGATGCTACAGATCAATCAGTGACATATATTTCTAAAAATCCAGACATTGCCTTTGTAGATGATATAGGGCGTGTAACAGGTATTAGCCCAGGAACAACTGAAATTGAAGCCTATGTATTTGATTTACAAGGACAGAAGGAAGTATGTGTTGTAAATGTTACAGAATAAGGAAAATAAGTATACATTGAATTTTATAAAGACGCTTAAGAAAAGAATTGGTATTGATGATACTAATCAAGATGAACAATTAGAAGTAATTATTGATAATGTTAAACAGGAATTGTTGGCCATGTTACCAACGATTGAAGAAACAGTACCAGAAGAAATTGAATTTATTGTGGTTGAAGTTGCGACTAAGCGCTTTAATAGAATTGGTGCAGAAGGAATGTCATCTGAGGCTCAAGATGGACGTTCCAGTAGTTATGAATCAAATGATTTTGAGGAGTATAAGGGTATTCTAAATAATTTATATTTCAAAGATGAAAAGAAAGGTTTTGTGAATTTTTATTAATGAATTATAAAGATAGAATAACCTTATACTATTATTCAGAATCAAGATATAACCCTGAAACGAAACGTAAAGAAATTAACAAAGATAATTTAGGTACTTTTGCTTGTAATATTAATTCACTAACAGCTGAAAATGTAAGGTTAGAGTTTGGAGAAATAACTAAAGATATCAATGTAGTACGTATTCCAAAAGTAATTGGCGTAAATCCAACTCATGCATTAATTAACTCCAAACAATATAAAATCGTTAAAGTTAAACATTATCAACGTACGACATCCCTATTCATTAAAGAGGTAACTTAAATGAAAGTTGAATGTACAAAAAAGTTAATCAATAAACTACAAAATATGGTCAATGAAATTGATGATGATGTAGATTTCATATTAAAACGAAATGCACAAGAAGGTGTTGATTTAGCGATTAAAAATGCGCAAAAAGCATTTGTAAAAGGATATTGGACTGGTAATTTAGCTCGTATGGTAAAAGTTAAGAAAATTGCACCTAAGCATTATGAAATTGTTTCTAATGCGCATTATAGTGGATATTTAGAGTATGGAACTCGTTATATGAATAAAGAACCATTCATGTTTCCAACTTATTTAGAAATTAAACAGCAAGTGAATGAAGATCTAAACAGATTATTAAATGATTAGGAGTAATGTATGACAATTAAATATACACCCGCTCAATTACTGTATGATGAAATTTTTACATTATTACAAGGATTTGGTATCGACGTTATTGATTTTAAAGATATAACGGAAGTATTACCATATCCTTTTTTTGTGGTAAAAAAATTTAATATCACAAAAACAGATTACACTTTACAATCGTTTCATGGAAAATTGAACGGCATGATTCACGTATGGAGTAAAGCAGATGATTTTGGACAACACGATCAATGTGTTTATTTTGTAGAACAGACCTTGTCACAACCTATAGAAATAGAACATTATCAAATAAAATTAAGAGAATTAACGATTAATACGATTGATGATAATTCTACGGATACATTGCTTCTTCATACAATTATTAATATAGAATTTGAAATATTATAGGAGGTAAAGACATGTATAAAGACAGTAAAGATAGAATATATTTATTTAGAAAATGTGGTCAAAAAGTAGACGCTACCAAAATGATGTTTATGACTGAATTTGAAAATGAACTTGAAAACGACTTTGATATCGAAGATACAATGGATGGTAGTTATACAAGTGAAGGATCATTAGAAAATACGCTATCTGCGACGGCCAAGGCTAATTATAGTGACCCATTATGTGATGAATTTGAAGATGCAGTCCGCGACAAGATTGCTTATGAAGTATGGGAAATTGAAAGTAAAGTGGAAGGTAAAAATGAAAATAGTGGTAAATATAAAGCAAAGTATCATCAAGGCCGCTTCAAAAAATTTAAACGTAAAGGTGAAAATGGCTCTATTGAAGAGTACGAAGTGGAATTTGCGGTACATGATAAGTATCAAAGAGGTTTTGCCACAATCCCTAGAGAAGTTAGTGATAAATTAGCTCAAGTAGGATATAGATTCCATAATACGACAAAAGATGATTTTGCTGATGATGGTTTAGCAACGAAATCAATACCACAGCCGGTTTCAGATGATGTTCCATCGGCAAGTTCAATGAGTAACATAGCAGTTGAATCACATTAATATTAATAAACCCAAATAAGCAGGTAGTTTGCCTGCTTAATTTTTATAGGAAGGTGTAAAAATGGTAACAATTAAAAATGGTAAATATGATTTAGAATTAAAATTTGGTTTAGGCGAATTAAATGCAATTGATAGAGCTTTAGGTTATGAAGTACGTGAGATTAACTTAGGTGAAGGATTAGAAACATTATTACCAAAGTTGCAATCTGGAAATGTGTTAGCAATTGCAAAAATTATTAAAGCTTGTACAAAGGGACAAAAAGGATATCCGAGAAAAGAAGAAGAATTAGAACATATATTAACAGAGATTGTTGAAACATACGGTTCATTTAAAGCGTTTGGGAAAGTTTTAATTGAAGAATTGGGAAACAAACCTTTAACCCAAGACCTTGTAAAGGTGAAGTGATTAGAAATTCAGACGAAAAAATGACTTATGATCGTATTGTTATTACATGTATGAGTGAGTTGAAAATAACTCGTTTAGTAGAAATTAATAATATGACTTTAACAGAATTTTATTATCGTATGTATGCATTAAGTTTTGATGTATTAAAGAAAGAACACGATTTATATAAATTAGCTTTTGCTATTAGAGATGCTGCAGCAACTAAAAATGTTGGCACAGAAAAGAAACCTAAAGAAGTATATAGATTTAAATCAGTTAAAGATATTTTAGATTATGAATATAACTATAAACGTTTATTGCAAGGTAAATCGATTGTATTTAAACATGAAGTTGATGACATTTCTCCAGAGCAAAACGCTTTATTAAAAGTTATAGCTGAAATTAACCAGCAAGCACAACGTTAGGAGGTGGGAATATGAGTGATAGCAATGGATATACAGTTAGTACAACGTTAAAAGCAAATACTTCTAAATTTAAATCGGAGATAGAATCTGCAATTAAAAAAATTGAAAAATTTGACAAGATAGTATCTAAAATTAAAGATATTGAATTAAAAGCTAATGATAAACAATTACAATCAAAAATCAAACATGTTGAGCATTCATTAAATCAGTTAGAGCATAAAAATACTACAGTTAACCTCAAAACTGACACAAAACCAGTAACATATAAACTTAAACGAGTAAGTGCTACATTAAGTAAACTGAATTCAACCAAAGTTGAGAGTATGATAGATGTAAACGATAGTAAATCAAATGTGAAATTGCAACGTATGCAGTGGGCAATGAGTCGTTTAAACCATATGAAATCAACTGGCATTATTGATTTATCAGATAAACTATTTTTAACAAAAGTTGCAAACGTGAAAAACACATTAAATCAATTGAATGATAAAGAAGTAAAGGCAAAAGTAGAAGTATCTACTTCAGCTAGTATTGCACGAATGGTTATTTTCAAAAAAATGCTAAAAAGTATTCCTAATAAGATTAAGGTTAAAACTGATGTTGATACAAATGTATTAAGTAAAGCATTAGATGGATTAAATCAAAGAACAGATGTATTTAATAACCGTATGGAAAAATTAGCGCATTCGATTAAAACTTTTGGAACCATAGGTGGCAATATAATTCGTGGCTCACTATTGACATCATTTACATCGTTAATCCCAATTGTTGCAAGTGTTATTCCTATCATTGCTTTATTAGGAAATTCAATTGCAGTAATCGGAGGCGGCGTATTAGGATTAGTGGGGGCATTTGGTTTAGCTAGTGTTGGTGTTATTGGTTTTGCGGCAATGGCTAAAAGCGCTATATCAATGTTAAATCAGGGATTAATTCAGACGTCAAGTGCGACGATTGCTTATGTTAATAGTTTGAGTGAATTAAAGCATGCGTGGCAAAGTATTATAAAGATGAATTCAGGTTCAATTTTTAACGCAATGTCAAGTGGCTTACAAATTTTAACAAATGCATTAAATCAATTACGGCCATTTATTAGAGACGTAAGTCGATCTATTGAACTATCAATGCAAAAGTTTCAAGCATGGATTAATGTTTCCGATACAGCAAATAAAGCTTTTAATACATTGAATAAAGATGGTGTTAAAGTATTTAATAGCATTTTAAATGCGGCAGGAAAATTTGGAGATGGATTAGTAAACATACTTACGCAATTTAGTCCATTGTTTGTTTATGTTGCTAAAGGATTAGAAACGCTATCAGAAAAGTTTCAAATTTGGTCAATAAAAGTATCCACTGCTGAAGGAATTAATCAATTTATTAATTTTATAAAAGTAAATTTACCTTTGATAAGTAAAATTTTTGCAGATTCATTTATAGGTATGATTAATATATTTAAAGCGTTTGGCTCTAATTCAGGAACATTATTATCAGCTATTTCGACATTGGCTGGAAAATTTAGAGCCTGGTCTCAAAATTTAGCGCAATCACAAGGGTTTAAAAATTTCATAACATATATTAATGAAAATGCACCTGTGTTAGTTTCGTTAGTGAGCAATATCGCAAGAGCGCTTTTGAGTTTTATTTCAGCAATGGCACCAATCGGGTCAATTGTAATAAATGTACTTAATGCTGTAGCAGGTTTTATAGCTCAATTATTTGAAATGCATCCAGCTGTGGCTCAAATTATTGGCATAATTACCATGTTTAGTGGAATGTTAATGTCACTCTCACCAATAATTACTGCTTTGATTACATATATGGTGCCATTAATTAATAAATTAAATATTCTAAAGGTGGTATTTTCAATTGTTAGAACTGTTGCAAGCATGTTAGTACAAGGAATTGCTTTAATTGCAACGGCACTAAGTTCTTTAAGTGCACCGGTATTAATCATCATTGGTAGTATTGCTGCTTTAATAGCTATTTTTATTTATTTGTGGAAAACAAATGAATCATTTAGAAATAAAGTTATTGAGATTTGGAATATGATTAAAGATATATTTTTAACAGTGGTTGATGCGATAGTTTCATTTATAAAAAGTGTTTGGGGGACTTTAGTCTCTTGGTGGCAACAAAATAACCAATTGATTATGGATACAGTAATGATTATTTGGAATGAAATATCTGTTTATATAACAACAATTATAAATATTATTGTTGCGATTATTAAATCTGGTTGGGACATAGTTGTTACGATTATTCAAACAGTTTGGACTGTAATTACGACAATAATACAAACAGCTATTTCTGTAGTATTAAATATTATTACATTTGTTATGCAAGTAATTACTGGTAATTGGTCAGGTGCATGGCAAACCATTGTAGATATAGGGCGTACGGTTTGGAATGGTATTGTATCAATTGCAACAACAATATGGAATGGTTTGAAAAGTATTTTGGCAGCAATTTGGAACGGCATCGTTAGCATTGCCCGTGCACTTTGGGATTATTTAAAAGAAACCATTTTTGAGAAGATTAAAGCTTCTTATAATATTGTCAGAGATACTGCTCAACAAATTTGGCAGGTTATTTCATCAAAATTTCAAGAAGTTGTTTCAGCAGTGCGGGATAAAATGAGTCAAATTTACAATGCTATAAAAGATAAGGTGTCTAGTTCACTTTCAGCTGTAAAAAGTTTTGCAACTGATTTCTTTAATGCGGGCATGGATTTAATAAGAGGATTAATCAATGGTGTTGGAAATATGGCGCAGTCACTTGTAGACAAAGTGAAAGGTGTAGTAGGCAGTGCTATTGATACAGCTAAAAGTTTATTAGGCATTAAATCGCCTTCGCGTGTATTTAAGTCAATAGGGGCATATACAATGCTAGGATTAATCATTGGAGTTAACAGCGAAAGTTCTAGTGTTATCAGTAATATTTCTAACATTGCAGAGAGAATGCAATCAGCCTTTAATCCCCAGTTAAATACACCAGTAATTGGTGACGTTACAGGTGACTTAAGTCAAATTGGAGGCGAATTACGTACTATTGTGCAACATAATCACTCTATTGAATCAAATCCTAATATGAAAACAGTTAGAATAGAAATGGCTATTGATAATGAAGCCTTAACAAGTATTGTTAATGATGTTAATGCTACAAATCACTCAATATTTGAATTTTAAAGGAGGCATTGATATTGGATATAGAAATTATTAAGAAAAATGGTAAGACATTTTATTTGTCTGACTATCAAATTATTGTCTCTGATATAAAAATACAAAGCATTGAAATGACAGATAAATACCAAGATTTCGAAGGTATACATGGCAGGCAATTGGTTAGTAGCGTGTATCATAAGCGTAAAATAGTAGTACCTGCATTTTTTATTGTTGAAAATAATGTTGACTTTGCAATTCAACGTGATTTAATGTTTCAGTTGTTACAAGATCATGAACCATTTTATATTCGTGAGCTTAGAAAATTTGAAAAAGATCAATATCGATTTAAGGATACAACACAATATGATTATCAAGAAGTGAATGGTCAAGGGACGCCGATATATAATAAGCAAGCTAATGTTTATGTATCCGGTAATCAATACCTGGTTAAACTGGTAAATGTGATGGTACCAATACAAAAGTTGAATAAATGTAATGTTGTTTTTGAATTTGAAACAGTTGAATTACCATTTGCTGAATCATCTGGTACCAGCTTACAGTTGCATCATAATGAAATTGATAATTATTGGGATTCTGCATTAGATATTGACTTTAATGATACATCGAAGCGGACGTATATTTTTGAAAACATCAATAAAGGCAAAGTATTTTATCATGGTACGGTTCCGAATAACCAATTTAATATGTATAAAAAAGTTAAAATTATAATTGGGACAAGTACAAATGTATTTAATTGGTCTTTGAATAACAGACAAATGATGTCGATTAAAGATATTGATTTAGACGCAGGGGATATGATTGTATATGATGGGCTTAACATTACTAAAAATAATGACTCTATTGTTGAAAAGACGAATATTGAATTACCTGCTTTCTATCCTGGCTTTAATACTTTCTTTTTTAATCAAACAGTAGAACGTGTTGAATTTGATATGAGATTTTATAAAAAGTAGGTGAAACCTTGATAAAAGTTATTAATTATGAAGGTGAAGCATTTATCTTACCAGTTAAAACAACGCTAACTGAGAAGTTAAATAACGATAGTGAACTCAAGTTTGAATTTTACGAAACAGAGGAAACGAAATTAGTTTCACAAACAATAGCTAAAAAGTGGTTGATTACTAATGTTGTCGATGCAGATGACATACGAAAATTTGTTGTGACAATTGTGCGCAGAGATTCAACGGGTAGATCCGTAAAAGTAAGTGTAATTGCTAAAGAAAAGCAAATAGATGATTTAAAGTCTGAAATGGTATTTGATGATATCACAGGTAGTTATACACCTTTTGAATACTTTAAAACGATTGAAAAAAATAGCAAGTACCATTTTATTATTGAATCAAAGGCAGACTCAGTAAGGTGGGAACATGCAGGAAATGGAGACTCAGCATTTAATACGTTGAAAAAAGGATTAGAACGATATGGTATGGAATTTTATTTTAATCCTAATTATCAGGCGTTTTATATTAATAAACGGGTAGAGGATGTGGCCGATTATTTTATTCATAATGGTATGAATGCATTAAATTTTAAGCTTGAAGAAGATGCAAATCAATTTTTCACAAGAATTCATGGCTACGGGGATTTTCCTGAAAATAGTGCTATAAGAGATGCGAAATTAAAGCTTGAATATACACATCCATTAGCTACAACAGTAGGTTATTTTGAAGCGCCTGCAATTAAAGATGGTCGTGTGAAAGATGAAAATGTGTTGTTGGAAAAGATGAAACATGTAGTTGATAATTCTTTAAAACAATCACTAACTTTAGATTTTCTATATTTGAAAAATGAATACTTTAATCATGCAGTTGCTCACGTAGGTGATGTAGTTCCGGTGAAAGATAATGCATTAAATATATTTGATAATATTCGAATAGTTGAAGTGAAAACTGTACGTGATGAGCAAAATGTTATTGTGAAACAGGAAGTTACATTGGGTGACTATAAAAAGAGAGATAGATACCGCTCTCAAATTAATAATAGCATCTCAAGTATTGAAAATGTAGAAAAATTAGCGACACAACAACATGTAAGTAATGGTGATTTTGGATTATTAAAATTATTACTTAATCAATTTTCTGATGTAAAGCAATCTCTGCAATTTGATAGTGACGGTATTCAAAGTGTAAGTGGTTTGAATAAGGTTATTTTCTCAAAAAATGGCATAGCGATTAGTCGTGATGGTGGTAACAACAAAATAAAAGCGCTAACTAGTGAAGGTATAAACCCTGATTTAATAGTAAAAGCAACACATGATCAAGACGGCTTAATGTCAAAGTATGATAAAAAGAAGTTAGATTTATTATTTAATAAGGAAAATACTTATCTTCAAATTGAAAATTTAAATGTGAATTTAAATCAACACGATTTGATTCATTTGACTAAACCTATTTCTGATTTAAGAAATGGGCTTATTTTAGTTTGGAAGCATTTAACGACAGATACTCTAAATCAACAATTTATCTCGAAAAAATTATTTACTAATAGTGAAGTCATTAAGTGCATACACAGTATTCCTATTGGACAAAATCAGCATATAAATAAAACATCTATAGTTTCAAATCAAAGTATTGTTGGTATAGATGAAAATGAAAACGAAGAGTTCAATACTGATAAAGTGATTTTACAAGATATTTATGAATACTAAAAAATGGGAGTGATATTTATGAAAATTAACTTGTCTCCAGTTTTTAAAGAATTTAAAAAGGATATTGAGGAAAATTTCAAAGAGATAACGAATATGAATGCTACAAATGTTAAAGAGATAATGAAACAAGTTGGGACAAAGATTGATAACAAATTTGATGAGCTAAAAAGAGAGATTAGAGCGATTGTAATGCCAGAAGAATCACCAATGCGTATAACGGATGAGTATGTAAAAGCAAAAGTTGATAGTAAAGGTGTTTCGCATCCTTCATTAGATGAGCGTATTGCTGCCGAATATCAGTATTTTAGAAACGAAACAAAAGTTAATGCGTCTGATTTAACAGTTGTGACGTCTAATGGAACTATTGTTACAGATTATTTCAGAAAGTCTAATAATATTCATCAAATAAGTAATATAGCTGTTATTGGTGACTCTGTCGCCAGAGGTTCACATGCTAATACAAATTTTGGCAACATTATAGCTCAACGTATTGAAGCAAATGTTCAAAATTTTGCAATTGGTGGTGCCACAATGTCTGATGTCGATGCTGATAGCATTTATAGACAAGCTAGAAAAATACGTAATGCTGATCTAATTATTGTTCAAGGTACTGATGATGATTGGCTTGTAAGAAATGGAATTCCAATTGGAACAGATAAAACTAACGTCAATGAATTCTATGGTGGGTTTTACCAAACAATACAATATTTAAAGAATAGTTTTCCGCTAGCCAAAATACTAGTTATGACTGCAACACGTCAATGTCCAGTGAATGAGAATGGAGTTATACGACGAAAAGACACTGATCATAACTCGCTTGGGTTAAATTTAGAAGATTATGTAAATGCACAAGTTATTGCCTGTAATGAATTAAATGTACCAGTATATGATGCTTATCATACAAATATTATCGAGCCTTATAATCCTGGATTTAGAAGGTTTAATATGGTTGACGGATTGCATCCAAATGAAAAGATACATGAAATATATGCATATGAACTAGTTAAAAATTTTTATTGGTGTTACGGATAATGAAGGAGCGTGATATTCATGGCAAATCAAGATTTATTTTTTGATATTACTAAGCAATTTGAAGATCAAGCGAATCAGCAATTGGTTGTTGGTCGTGTTGGTGATGGTGCTTTAAAAGCGGTTACGGTTACTTTGGTAAGTAATGGCACACGTTATAATATTGAAGGTCTATCTGTTATTTTTGAGGGGATTAAACCAGATGGAACTAGAATTATAGACAAATCTGGCGCTACTATTTTAGATGCAAAAAACGGTGAATTTAGATATGTATTTCCAAGGCAAGCTTTTAGTGCTGATGGTGAATATGAACAAGCATTTTTCAAATTAATGCGTGATGAACAAGCGGATAGTACTCTCGAATTTAAAATTAAAATCAAGAAAAATAAAGTTGAATTGAATATTAATTCTACGGATTACATTACTGAAGTAGAACAACTCATAGCTAAATTGAAACATGATTTTGATGCGTTTGTCAGTGACAAATTAAATATCATTGAGCCACTAGAAACAAAGATTGATGCATATTTTGATGCTGCCGATGCTATTCAAAAGAGCATTAATGCACTTAATCAAGTTGCTTTAACTAAACAATGGATTAATGTTGAAGAATTTAATGAATATAAAAATACGGTTATCAATGATAGAACGCAGGCTATCGAAAACCTTGAAACTAAATTTCAACAATTGAAAAATAGTATGAATATTTTTACTGAAAATGACGAACATGGTATGTCATTTATTGATGGTTATAATCATGCCTATACTAGTTTGAAATCAATGCAACTTTCTCATCAGAAAAAATTAGTTGCTTTAGAAAATTTAATTAATTCAACATCAAGATCCGGTCTACAAGTAAACTCAAATGTTTTAGATGATGTTAATAATATTAGCGAAAGTGGTATTTATTGGTTTGATAGTTCAACAAGAAATATTCCTGTTCGCAATGATAACAATGCAAATGGATATATTGAGGCAATAATGAAAGACCCAGATAATGGTATGTTTACAATATTAGGCGCGGATATTTCGATTGAAAAATGGCAAGGACAACTGCATCAAAGATGGCGTTCGTCACAACCAATATTATTGTGGGAAGGTACTGCTAAGAAAGGTAGTGTTATCGAACTGAGAGATAACGTACACAATTATTTGAAATTAATTATTAACATAAGTTTTTACACAGATAAAAATGCAACACGATTTGTATCAGTGCCAGCGAATAATGAACGTATCTATTTGAATCAAAGTGGTTTAAGGTTATCACAAGGGAATTTGAAAAATGGTAATTTGGAAGAGATTGGTATTTTAGTTCAAGATGATACTCATTTGAGCTTATACAAAACCCAAATGGCAACAGATAATGATAATGCAGTTGATTCAGAAGCTTCCATTACAGCTGTATATGGAATTTATTAGAAGGTGGATATAATGGATAAAGTTAAAGATTTTAATGTTGAAGTTGATGATTTTATGAGTTTAATTTATTCAGGAAATTCAGTATTTATTGATTTACTTTTAATTATGATATTTATTGATATTATTACTGGAGTTTTAAAAGCATTTTCAGAAGGAAAATTATGGAGTCATAAAGCTATTTCAGGATATATTAAGAAAATCGCTTATTTATGTGTAGTTTTAGTAGCGAATACATTAGATATTGTATTTAGATTAGATGGTATTTTAGTGAATAGTTCAGTAATCTTTTTAATTATTGCTGAATCCACGAGCATTGTCGAAAATTGTGCAATTATTGGTGTACCAATTCCAGATGTTTTAAAAAAGCGTTTAGGCGTAATTGAAAATCAAAATGAAAAGTAAATAACGAAAACAAAGCGACTAAGTAAGTCGTATTTTTTATGTCAAAATTTAAGGAGTGATATTTATGGCAAAGTCATATTTAGGTAATTGGAATGGTGTCGACGTTTATACGGACTTTATTCCATATGGAACAAGACGAACTGGTCAAGCTTTGGATACAGGAAAGCCAATTTTTGCGGTATATCATGATACGGGGAATCCGGGAAGTACTGCACAACAAAATGTGAATTATTACAAAAGTACCTACTTACAAGATTGGGCATCAACAGCATCTGCGCATTTCTTTGTAGATGATAAAGAGTGTATTATTTGTGTACCATTAGATGAAAAGGCATGGCATGTGTTATATGATACACCGACAGATAATTATTACTTTGGTGACGATGCAAATGATGCAGCATTTGGTGGCGAATTATGTTACTTCGAAGATGATAGAGAGCGTTCATTAAAAGCATTAGATAATTTCGCAAGAGTATTTGCTACTTTAGTAGATTCATGGGGGATTGATCATTGGCATAAATGTCCAGGTCATCAGGATATTCAAGCTGATAAGCGTGACCCAGGTAACGCATTACAGGCATGTGGTTATGCTCGAGATGATATCGAGGTAATTGATAACTTAGTGCAACGTTATATTGATGGTGTAGATGAGGTTGATACAAATGAAGTTGTAAATCAACCAAGTGATGATGATATCGTTGAAAAGAAACCAGTAGGATGTCAACGCATTAAAGTTTGGTCAGAAGAACCATATTACAGAGGTACAATTAAGTACGATGCTTCATTACGTCAACGTGCAGGCAATAGCTTTGATAATTATAGTTTTGCATTCGAAAAAGATGTGCTTGAAGCGGGTTCGGTTGTATATATTTATGAAGAAATTCAAGACCCACAAGGCAATATTTGGTGTAGAACTTATTCGTCAAGTAATAATGGGTGGGTACATAAACATACGATTGAAGTAGATGAAGAATATAAAGATTAAATCAGAGGCAGTCAGAAATGGCTGTCTTTTTTTATGTAAATTGATAATTTGTAGGTGCTTCAAATATGTTGCGTTGTAGTTGGAATAAAATTTGTAATTTTCTGAAAAAAATACTGAAATAGCTTTACTTTATAGTTCTAATGAGCTATAATATTATTGTAGTTAATTTGAACTGCAAAAAATTACTGGAGGTGAAGAGATGAGGCGAAAAAAAAGAATAAAAAAAGAACGTCGCGAAAATGCTGAGTACTTTTTGAAAATAGCCGCTTTCATACTACTACTCATCGAATTCATTCGCAGAACGTTCTAAGGTAAGACCCCGAAATGGGATTCTTACCTCTCATTATAAAGGAGGTAACACTATATGAAAAGAGAAACAAAACAAAAAATATCTTTTTGTTTATCAATCGGTATTTTCATTTTAGTTATACTACTATTGATATTCTAAAAAATTAAAAATTTTCGCCTCATTTAATTTATGAATTGCTATGATGAAATATTCAATACAATCAAAAAATTGATAGAAAACAAAGAGATATCGAGTTATCAAATTAATAAAGATACTGGGATAAGTTACGGCAATATTAATGCTATGCGCCGTGGAGAAAGAAGGATAGAAAATTTAAGCTTAAAGAATGCAAAAATCTTATATGAATATGCTAAAAAGGTATTATAATATAACTACTTTTCTGGTAACCAATCCGGCTATTTAGAGGATTTAATTGTAAAAAGTGGTAAAAAACTGACTACGTATATTTAATAACGTTTTTTATTACTCGGTGGTTGTTTTTATACTAATTCTTATTGACTAAAATAAATAGTAAGTATAATATTATTATGTTTTATATCTTCAGAAAGATGGGGATGCAGTTTGAATATCGAAATAAAAGGCTATCACGGTACTACAAAAAGTGCGGCTAATCTAATAATTAAAAACTCTACCTTCAACAAATCGTCTAAAGTAAATGAATGGTTAGGACATGGCGTTTATTTTTATGAGTTAATTGAAAAAGCCCAGTGGTGGAGTAAAAATAAAAATGAACCAGTTATCATTGAAGCTCCTATATCGGTTCAAGAAGATAAATTAGTGAATTTAGATAAGCCTTCTGAAGAAGATAAATTTGGAAGCTTCATACAATTCATAGAAAAGCAAGGATGTTTTGTGTTTAGTAGTGATAAAATAATTAGAAGATGTCAAATTACTACTATGTATATGCAATATGTAGAAGCTAAAGTTATTATGGCAACTCTTCCATCTACTAACAAAAAATATAAAGAAGAGTTTAGTAGAATTGGATATGAGAGAACAGAAAAACAAATTTGTGTGCATGATACAACATGTATAGTGTATAATAAATTAAGAGTTGTTGAGTAAGGAGGAATCATTATGTTTGATATTAATAAAGTAAAAAGAATTGCTAAAGAAGTAGGTGTGGAAGTAAATCCCTTAGAAGCAATGGGCAGAAAAGGTTTGTTTTTTAGAAATGAAAATGGTCAGCTAGAAAAATGGGACGCTATCACTGAATTAGGTTTAAAAGATAATAATACTCAACACTCAAATTATTATAATAACTTTTTTGATAAAAGTTTTTATACTAATAAAGTACATGGATTTAATAAATCACCATATCGTAATACACAAAGTAATTATTCGATGAATGAAAAAATTAATAAACAAACACTTATCTCGGAGGCAGCATAATGGCAGGAATAAGTTTTATTAATTATATAGTGGACACTATGTATTACAAAACAAATCCTAATTTTGATGCAGAAAATACTATAGAAATTTCAATAAATGAAGAAGTTTTTGCGGACATTGATATTAGTAAAGAAGAAGATGTGGCGATAATAACGTTACAAGCTAAACTTAAAGAAACAAGTGATGTGCCTTTTTCATTTGATGCAAGTATAGTGGGGTATTTTGAATATAATTCTGAAGAAGCAGATGGTATTCAATTTAAAGAATTTTTAAAAACTAATGCAATAGCGATATTATTTCCTTATTTAAGATCTATTGTAAGTGAGTTAACTGGCAAATCTAATAGATTTCCTAGTTATAATATGCCTGTAAGAAACATTGCACATGAAATCGCCGAGAAAGGTAATATAAATATTACAGAGGGTTAATAACTATTAACTTATATTTTGAAAAAACCGTACCTAAAATGGTATGGTTTTTTTTATAATTTTTTACAACAATAGTAGACGTACGTATACTATTGTTGTATAATATATATATAAAGTTCAAGGAGGTGAAAGTGGTGGCGGAAGTTAAGGAAACAAAAAAGCTCAAATGTACCAAGTTCTCAATCTTAATAAATCTCTACTTTATAAAGATTGAATGGACATTCGAGCGTTAATCAAACAGGAGGGGCTACCCCTCCTACAATTTAATAATAATACTTTCTTCACCACTGTACAATGAAAATTACTTTTAAAATACGTAAAACAAGTAAAAAAGAGAAAGAGGAGTTCATATTCGGAATATGTTTTGTTATTTTGTTAATTATAGTGTTTAAAATGGTGTTATAAATGAATGATTTTAAAGAAGTATACGTTACTATAAAAAAATTGCTTGATTCAGATATAACCGCTTATCAGATTGAAAAAAGAACAGGGGTTAGTAGAGCGAAAATAGGTAGACTGAAAAATGATAAAAATTCATTAAAAAATTTAACTTTAGAAACAGCGGAAAAACTCTATAATTATCAAAAACAATTAGAAAAAATGAATGAAGATTAAAAAACAAGGCTCTATCCATTGATACATAAGGGATAGAGCCTTATTAGTTGCCCAGTTTTTAAAAATGACTAAATTGGGCAACAAAATGGGCAACAAAATATAAAATTCATTAAATAACATATGATGATAAAAGCCGTAATCATGGGATTTTACCATCACATATTATAATAAAACTCTATTTTTTGAGAACAGAACTCAAGTATCTGAATGGGAAAGAGATCAGTACATGAAGCAATATTAATACGCTAAACAATGATGGGAAATCAGTAATATCAAGGGCTAGAGCAATTTGCTTTAGCTCTTTTTTGATTAAACTGGGCAACTTTTGGTCAAGTAAATGTTTTGTGTATTTAATTTTTAAAAGCTGGGGGAAGACCATTTTATAATTTAGTTCACATGAATTTTAATATATTTGTAGGTGATGAGATGAGACGATAAAAGAACGTCGCGAAAACGTTGAGTATTACTTGAAAATAGCCACATTCATATTACTTTTCATCGAATTCATTTGCAGAACGTTCTAAGATAAGACCCCGAAATGAGGAACCTTAGTATCATTATTAAGGGGGAATACTATATGAAAAGAGAAACAAAACAAAAAATATCTTTTTGTTTATCAATCGGTATTTTCATTTTAGTTATACTACTATTGATATTCTAAAAAATTAAAAATTTCGCCTCATCTAATTTATGAATTGCTATGATGAAATATACAATACAATCAAAAAATTGATAGAAAACAAAGAGATAACGAGTTATCAAATTAATAAAGATACTGGGATAATTTACGGTAATATTAATGCTATGCGCCGTGGAGAAAGAAGAATAGAAAATTTAAGCTTAAAGAATGCAAAAATCTTATATGAATATGCGAAAAAGGTATTATAATATAAGCATTGAGTTCAATAGGCATACAATAACTGCCCAAACTAGTGACTGAGTGGGTGCTTTTATAGTATTAGAAGTTTTCTAAAAGTGAAAGAAATCATGTTTAGTGATTTACTTATGTTTTTCGAAATAGTATAATAATTTTATATAATATATAGAGCTTCAGTATACCTTTTGAGTATATATGGAGTTCTTTCTTTGTATACAAGATGTATATGTATAAGTGGAAATGTTTAATACATTACATAAAAACCTTTAGGTGCACTTAGAGGGATGTTAATCATAAAACAAAGAGATTTTGAAAAATAAAGGCTATTATAATTTAGAATTACAAATTATAAATCTTGTCATTGGATATGGGAATTCAAACATATCACTTACCCCAATTTGTGGAATGTTAAATAACTATAAAGAGGAAAGGAGAAAAAATGATAAGAATGGTTAAAGAAAAAGAATGAATAGCAAAATTAAATTTCGAATAGCTGTGACGAGCATAATAATTCAAGTGCTTAATTTTATCAAATCGTTCTTTTAAAAAGGTAAAGGGCAAAAGCCCTTTACCACATTAAATAGGGAGGCGGTATTTATGACAAGAGAATTAAGGAAAAAATTAACACTCTATCTTAACATTGCAACTTTAATATTATTTATAATTAATTTAACTAGAAAAAAATAAACTATCCTTTCATTTTGACAAAAATTATGAACCAGTTTAAAGAAATTTATAATACAATAGAAAAATTACTAAATGATAAATCAATATCTAATTATAGAATTAATCAAGATACTGGTGTTTCATATGGTGGTATAAGTGAATTAAGAATCGGGAAAAGAAAAGTGAAAAATTTAACTTTAGAAACAGCGGAAAAACTCTATAATTACCAAAAACAATTAGAAATAATGATTGAAGATTAAAATAAAGACATGTCTTTTGATATATCATGGAGTGAGCCTTTTAAATCATCTAATTTAAAAGTATATTAAAGATGGATAACTTAATTTGAATATAAATAAAAAGTGATCAAATAATATAATATAGAATAGATTGAGACAAGAAATTTTATCAATATATAATAAAAAATGCCAATACTATTAGGTATTTGTTTATAAATTAACTAGTTTGTCAATTACAAAGAAACAATGTATTGCTAAACGTAGTTACTGCATTAGGAGTACTATAATTATAAATAGAAAGTGAGCGTGATTATAAATGAATGAGATTGAAAAAATTATAAGTGAAATAGAAAAGTTATTAACTAACAATACACCATATAGTATTTCAAAAAACTCAGGTGTACCACGTCAAACAGTTACTGATTTAAAGGTAGGTAATACTAAAATAAAGGATGCTAAATTTAAAACAATAATCAAGTTATATGAGTATCAAAAGGCTTCAGAAAACAATTCATAGTGCTAATAAATATACCTTGTTAGATTAGATGAACAATAGATTAAATTTCTATAAATTTCATGGTTGTGTGTCCACGTTTTGACCACCTCAATAAAATTATCTCTAGGTTTTTAAAAATTGTACATGTTTAAACAATCAAAAGTATGCTTTATTATATTATCATTTCCATAAAAATTTGTAAGATTTTTCTAAGATTTTTAAGTGAAAATATAAAAGGCTGAACACAGTAAATAAGTTAACTTTAATGCAGTATTACATACTATACATATTTTATAATAATGCTTGTGCGAATTATTATTTATTGCATTTTTTATTAAATTGTGTAATTGGCATATGTGATGATTTGTGATAATCATATTGTAATATAGTATTTGGTTTTATGATTCTAAAATTAATAGATTTGAAAAGTATACTTTATTTCATGAAAGTTTTTGGTACATTTATTTGAAAATGTATTTATTACAAAGTTACATGGCTAAATGATTCTTAACAAAATTAATTCTTCGAGTGTAAAGAATCGTGTGGTAAACATAATTTATATAGATTATAAGGAGGTGAAAATGGTTGGGGAAGTTAAAACGATAAAATAGTTTGAATGTTTTGATTTCAATTCGGGTAGGACTATTGAATTTGCAAACTAATAAGAATGTGAGATTTGATTTATTACGAGGTCATATTCTTTGAATAAAATATTACTTTCTCACCATTAGTAAAATGAAGATGACTATTAAAGTGCGAAAAACAAATAAAAAAGAGAAAATAGAATTTTTAATAGGGACGTTTATAATTATTTTAGTAATATTAGGGTTCAAAATTATGAAATAAATGGATAGTTTTTGAGAAGTCTATTTGACTCCTGAAAAATTAAAGTCTATAGATATCGCAATATCTCAAATTTAATAGACTATTGGAGTTAGTAAATTGAATATTGAAAGACTCTAATCTAATAAAAATACATAAAAGGTTAAACTTTAGAAGTGGTTGTAAACTTCAATGAATACTAAACATTGAAGTTTAGTAAAAGGCGTAAGGTATACAAGACAAATCGTTTGTCTTTGACAAAGTAATTGATGATGAAAAGTCGTTAAGATGTTGAAACAAAAATTGATAATATGAAATTTAACTATTATGAAGTGATGATAGTCATTAATGAATAGAAAAATAATAAAATCATTTATAAATAAAAAATACGTTGAGTTCACAGAATTTCGAAAAAAAGCAGAAAACATTGTACAGATATGGAGATGAAAAAATGTCAGAATACAAGAAAAAGATAATTGAATTAATTGAAAGTAATTTAACAGGATATGAAATTTCTAAAAAAACTGGAGTTTCTCAATATGTACTTTCACAATTAAGACAGGGCAAACGCGAAGTAGATAATCTAACCCTGAATACAACAGAAAAATTATATGAATATGCCAATAAAGTTTTGTAATATAACTACTGTATAAATTAATCGAGCTATGTTTATTTGATTTAACTATTAATAAAAATCATATGGGAAATGGATATTATAATAATTAAAATACAAAAATAGTAGATTCCAATTTGTGAAAAAGGAGTATGTCGTTTCATTTAGAATTTATTACACTAAATTAGCATCGAATAAGGGAAAATAAGTGTTAAGTTTTAAATGATAAAATAGATTGGAATGAATCGTTTTGAAATGCTCCCTTCAAAGTTTTCATTTTTTCAATGTCTACTTTTAAGGGGGCATTTCCATTAAATTGTTATAGCTTTTTATATTTGTATAATGAACATATAAGTTTAAGTAGGTGCGAGTGAAGTAAATAAAAAAGCTCAAATGTACCAAATTGTTAATCTTAATAAATCTCTACTTTATAAAGATTGAATGGACATTCGAGCGTTAATCAGTCAGGAGGGAATTTCACTCCTACAATTTAATAATAATACTTGCTTCACCACTGTACAAGGAGTGATTTGTTATGTTCAAAGTGAATTATTCGATTTTAAGTTATTATCCAGATATTTATCTTCATAGTAATTTAGCTGTAGGTGTGGCTTTTGAAATTATAGGAGAAAGTTATCATAAGAGTGAAATTAAATTTATAACCCAAAGAAGAAAAATTTTATCATTTGATGATGAAATAGACAATTTAGAACTTATTAATATGTTTTTGGATGGGCTTAAATGTGAATTCGAACAAACTAATCAATCATTAAAAAATTATAAGAAAAAATTTGTTAATAATTTCTACTTTGAGAATATTGAATATAAAATGTTTGACTCATTAAAAGAAGTTAATAATTTTATTGAAAAAACATATAAATATGTATTACATCTTGGTTTAGATAAAAAAGAAAGACTTAAGAAAACTGAGAAAGAACTTTTGACTAGCTAATTAAAAAGGTCAAACATATTGTTCTGAATATAAATAGGTAATAACCGTATCTTTATTGTTGTGGTTATTTTTTATGTAAAAAAACGAAAAAAGTTTTACAAAAAAGTGTTGGATACAGGACAGGTTGGAAAGAGAAGGAAAAAAGACAAATATCGCAAAAGCCAAAAGCGAAATTTTCCGCAACTACACTTTAGGCTTTGCAACACTTGCCACAATAATAAAAATATTTTTCTAGAGGGGGGATATCCCCTCCCTCATATTATATTACGAGGTGATGAAAATGACAAACTTAACTAAAGCTAGGATAAAAATCTTTATTAATTATCTAATCGGAATTTTAGCTTTAATATTTGCCTTTTATATAATCTTAAAATAAAACTATAGCCTGTCCATGAAAATTATGTTAATAGAAACAGTGAAAAAATTAATAAACTCAAATTTATCAGCGTATGAAATTGGTAAAAAAACGGGTGTAGACCCAGCAAGTATAAGAAGAATCAGAAGAGGCGAAAGAACTGTTGGAAAATTAGGTTTTGATACTGTGGAAAAACTCTATAATTATCAAAAACAATCAACAATATCCTCATCTAAACCTATTGATTTCCTAAGCTCAATTTTAAACACAAAGTTTATTTGTAAAGATGCACACCTATAA